TTCGATCCCGTTGCCGAGTCCACCGAACCGGCCTAGCCTGAGATTGATGCCGAGAAACACGTCACACCAGGCCGACGATGCTGGTGGCGGTCGTACCGGTCGACCAGACCCGCACCGCGGTCACCGGTAGGATTGATCCAGCCTGCACGGCGTTGAAGGTGGTTGCGTTGCCGAGCGCGTCAGTGATCTTCACGTTGCCGCTGCCGCCAACGTAGAGCGCACGCACGGGTGCCGCCAGGTCGCTGTCTGCAGGCGTGATCGCAATCGCGCCGATCGCGCATGAGTCTGGCGTGGTGGGGAATGGTAGTTGCGCCATTTCACTTTCCTTTTTGTGCTGCCCGGAGGTTATCCACAAGATTCGGGTAGGGCCGTCCTGCTTTCTTGGCCATCATCTGCGCGGCCTTCTTCTGCATCGGCGAGAGCTCTTTCGGCTCTCCCAGGCCTTTCGGCCGCGGCTTGTCCCAGACCTCTTTCATTTCTTCGATCCGTACTCGTCGAGTTCACTCTCGAGCTCGGCCGCCATCTTCATCTCGTGCTCGTTGGGCTTACTGCGCCCGGCACGCTTTGCCATCATCTGAGCGACCCTCTTCTGGAAGGCCGTCTGCTTCATGGATTTCATCTCTTCGCCATGCTTGCCGTTCGACTCGATCTCGATCTCGACTTTCATTTCTTCCTCGCCATTCCGGCCTCAGACATCGCGATGGCCACGGCCTGGTCTCGGCTGGTGACCTTGTCACCGCTCGAGCTCTTCAGCTTGCCGGCCTTGTATTCGCGCATCACCTTCGAGACCTTGGCTTTCATCTTGTCCTGCTTTTCCATCACGCCCCCTGCAACATTGGTCGCGAGCCCCGGCGGCTCACTGCCGCCATCCTCGCTGCACGCCGCTCACCGAGCTCACGCTGCAGACCAGACTCCAGCCCCTTGCGCTCAGTCTCAAACGCGCTGGTGTCGAACGCTGCGATCGTCGGTGCGGTCGGTGCCTTCGGCGCTGTCGGCTTTTGTTCAGTAAAGGTCGGCAGCGGCTTCGGCTCTTCGTACTCGTAACTGCGGGTCTCGGTGGTGTAGCCCGCCAGGCCGAACAGACCAAAGCGCGGAACCCGCTCTTGGTAGGTGCCAGTCCTGGTTACAGTCGGGCTCGCCTTCACGGCTGCGAGCTCGTCCTCGTAGGTCTTCAGACGTGCGTTGTAGGCCGCCACCTGCGACTCATACGCAGGAAAGCTCACCGTCTCGTAGGTTGATTTGGCAGCCTCGAAGGGCTTCAGTTGCTCCTTGACGCCGGCCTGGTAGGCGGCGAGTGAAGACTCCTGCTTGCCGGTCAGCGCCTCGATGTCTTTTCGGAACTGGGTAGATAGACGATCGATGCCAGCGGTCTTGCGACGCAGAGCGCGTTGCGCGAACTGTGGCAGCTGAGTAGCCATCAGAGCATCATCCCGGAGCCCAGCTGCGGGGTGGTCACGCCAAGCTCCGGCGTGAGGCGCTCTTGCGAGAGCAGAGAGCGTCTGCCGCCTCGCGTCCGGGCCTTGAGGGCCGACGCTTCAGCAGCCGCGGCCTTGCGGCGCTCTTCGTCTGCAGCGGCTTGTACCTCGCGGGCCTTGTTCTCCATCGAGAGCTTGTTCTCAGCGTACTGGAGCTGACTGGCCTGGAAGGCCTGCCGGGCGGTCTCAGCCTGCGTCTGGAGGGCTGCGGCCTGCTGGCCGTAGGTAGCAGTCTGCTGGGAGATTGCCTCGCGCATGGCGGCCGCATCACGCTCCTGCTGCTGCAGTTGGATCGCTTGCTGCTCACGCGCTGCACGGTTGGCCTGGCGTGCCTGGTTGGCCTGGTAGGCCGTACCGAGAAGAATCGCTCCAGCAATCAAGAATGGCATCAGTCGCTCCTGACCAGCACTTCGTCTATCCGGTCTATGTCTGTCTCACTCGTTGCGTGAACACAGAACCAGACCGCGTCCTCGAGCGCCTCGATCCGGTGATGCACCCCAGCTGGTATCGTGATCACGGCCGGCGCTGTGTATCGCTTCTCGACACCGTCTGCCTCGACCGTCACCTCACCACTCGCCAGTATCGACAGGTGGTCATAGTGATGCGCGTGGGTCACCGCAAAGTGACCCCGCGGCAGCATCATCTGTCTCGCATACAACCCAGCCGAGAAGTGATGCCTGATCTGCAGATCTATGTCGATCATGCAGACCATTCTATTGGATGTTGTACAGAGGAGGGAATAGCGCGGTATCGGAGCGGTATCGCTACTCGATAGACTTCAGAAACTGCCACTGCTCGACCGTCACCTCGTTCATCTCATCATGGGGTTGTTTAATGTGCTCGCACATTTCCCAAGGTGGACAGTCGCAGTCACTCGATGGCAGCGAGTAATCGGTGCGTTGAGTCACTCTCGGTCGCGCTGTAGGTTCGTACCGTTTAGCTTTTCCCATAGAACCTCACCCGTGGGGGGGTGTTCTTTGACTGCGAGGGTTCGTGGTATCGCAGTCATCAGACGCTCTGGTTTATCTAGGCTGGCTTCCGGTTTCCCGTCCACCCCGAGCAACTGGCCCCGTTCGCTTGCGCTACTGAAGCACCACCCGATTCGCCACGTTTATCCGAGTCGGTCGCGTCAACCTTCTCGAGGGCTGGGTTAATGGCCCCCGTTCCCGGTTGGCGTGGCACCAAAAGAAAAACCGCTTAGGGCTACCCCCGGTGAGAACCCTGACCAGAGGCCAGGGCGGAGGTAACACTAAGCGGTCTTGTCGGTTCTCACGCCAACGCTTCGTACACTATCCAAACGGCCCGCATGCTGTCAAGTGTTGCGGGGGAAAAGGTCTGTGCAGCGGGTTTTCCCCGCACTAGGCAAACACGTCGAAATCCGCACTGGCAGTGGTCTGATGAACCATCGGAGCACCGGCCATGTTGCTTTTCCGCACCATCCGGTTGTACTCGCCGCCACCCAGCATCAGGTAGCCAAAGCTGTCGCCAATGTGCGAGTGCTCGTTCTTGTTGGGTGCGTCTCTGAATCTCTCCTGGCCGGCACCGATGCTGATGCGCTTGAAGTGATACCCGCCTCCCAGAGCCTTTCTTAGGAGCTTGCAGGAGCGATTGACGATCAGCCCAGGCTTACCCATTACCAGCCTCTGCATGGGGCTTGCAGCGGCCTCCCTGCGAACCTTGAAGTCGTTGCTGGCAGTGGGTTGCGCCTTCAGTCCCAGGGTGCGCAGGAAGTCGAATGACGTGACCTCATAGATCGCGTCCCTCGCCATACCGGCAGGATCCCCCCAGAGCATGACCTGATGGTTGGGGAACCGTTGGTTGAGCTCTGCGAGCAGCTGCAGGCCGAACCGCTCGAGGCCCATGTCGAAGGTCACGATCTCGTGGTGGATCAGCCAGCGTCCGTTGGGCAGTCTTTGCCCGATGGTGGCTGCAGGGGTGAGACCAAAGTCCAGGCCCACCTGGATGGGGACGCCAGGCTCGACCTCGGTCTCACCGCTCATGGTGGCGTCGTCGTACTCTGGCCAGACGGGTCTGCCTTCCTGGACGTAGGTGTACTGGCCCGCGGCATAGCACCGGATCCAGTCCAGGTTCTTGCCGGGCAGCATCTGCTGGTAGTAGCCGGCGGGGAGGTTGTTGATGTTCTCTGCGGCAGGGTTGGTCTTCCACCACTTGCCGGCAGCCAGCATATGGTCGTTGGCCTCGGGGTTGTCCGGCAGGTCGTCTGCTGGAACCTCGATGACACCGCCTGGTTGCTTCCAGAACTTCCAGTTTCTGGGCTTTTCCTTCTCTGCCATGTTGTGCCACCAGTGGTCATCGTCCATCGGATTAGTATCCATCCAGATGCCGTGCCAGGACGCGCCGCCATCACGCTTCGTTGGATACCGGCCCACCCGGTGCGTGAGGCCGTCTATGACCGCTTTGGGGAGCTCACGGGCCTCGTTGACCCATGCGCCTGTGAGCTCGAGTGAGAGCAGCTTTCTAACGTCCTTGGGCTGGTCGAGCGCCAGAAAGATGACCTCGCAGTCGATACCGGCAGCATCACCGCGGGCGGGCAGCCGAATGTGATGGGTGATGGGTGGCGTCCAGAGCATGTTGCCGAACGTGCTCTCGGGAAACAGATCCAGCCAGGTCTTGATGGTGGTGGTCTTCAGCATGGGGTAGCTGTTCCTGACCACCGCCCAGCGCGAGTACCGGATGTTGTCGATGGGGGAGGGCTTCTGCTTGACGGCCTGGATGAAGATCTTCGCCGCGCAGGCGTAGCTCTTCCCGCTCCCCACCGGCCCCATGACACCGGCCACGAACTGTCTGGATTGGATGAAGTCGTAGACCACCGGGCTCTCGCTGAAGTCGAGCTTCAGTCCGGTGACGCCGACCTGCTTGGCGCTCTGTTCTTTGGTTCTCACTTGCGTCCTTCAATCAGCATCTTCATGGCAATCACAAGATCACTGGCGGTCTGCTCGGTGATGACAATCGTCTCGCTATCCTGGCTGATCTCAAAGTACACCGGGCCACCAGAGAGCGTTTCTGGGTCAATCTCGACATCGATCGCAATGCCAGGCCCGTTGTCGATCTCGTAGCGTGTTGGTTTGATCTTCATATCTCCCCCTTCAGCACTTTGGCTGCATACAGATACTGATTGTGCTGGCCACCAGACCGCTCGTGCAGGCGCTCCAGGATCAGCACGCACCGCTCACGCTCAGCAGCTGCAGCACGCTCTGCAAAGCGCATCAAAAAGGTTACATCTTTCTCTGGCGTATCTGACAACTCCCAGAACGCTCCGCAATCCAGCGCCTGGCGCAAGATCTCATCTCGATTCATTGCATCTCCCTCGCTAGATACCGGAGCTCCACGATCCGCGCACACTCCCTGAGCTTGCTGACATTAGTTCGCTTCATCACCTCGATTGCAATGGCGACAAAGGTCTCAAGCTCACTGCGCTCCTCATCACCCCATCCGATCAACTCCGCCACACAGGCCTGCAGTCTCGTGTCTCGCAGGGTGGCTACCTTCTCCACCACATACTCGAGATCATCCCGGCTGAGTGTCGCCCTCTGCTGAAGGATCTCCCTCATCCTGTCAGCCTGCTCCGCCACAAATCCTCCCTCTGGCTTCATCACCCCTCTCCCCGAGGTGCCACCACGTTCACATCAATCACCGAGGGCTTCTCATCGTCCTCAGGCTTGTCCAGCAGCCCCGATGCCTTGGCCAGCAACCGCAGCACCTGAACCTTGTCGAAGAG